GCACTCGTTACGATAAGCAGCCACAGATACGTACAACATCTTGGTGTCTGGCTCATACCGCATGCTCAGCGCGTTGCGGGGTTCTCGTATCGGCCCCTGCTCAAGTCCAGTGCGCTTGTCGTTCTTGCCGTTGATGATCAGCACCTCGTGGTACTTGTTCCGCATGAATAGGCTCAAGAACTCATCGGCATCGAACATGTACTCCTTGCCCTTGTCACGGCTGGTCTTGATCAACTGAATGCCAAAATCAAACACCGGCTGGATGGGGATATCGTGCAGTCCCATCTTCTTGGCGATCATGCCCCCCGCTACTGACAGAGATACGATCAGGCTCCAGTACCGCTCGGCTGGACGAATATGCGCATGCTTGTCTACCTTGTCGCGGGTCTTGTTAACAAGTTCTCTGACTGCAGGAAGTTGCGCAATAATTCCTTGAGCATAGGGCTGGATCGCATGCCCGTAGTGATTGACTAGCCGCTCAAAGTGAGTACGCGACCAGATAGCATCTGCATCCGGCTCAGGCTCTATCGGAATCTCAAGAACGCGCTTTAACTCACCATCTGGGAACCCCTTTATGGATAGCAGTGCGTCCATAACAGATCTATTAGACGACGAGATAACGCCGGTCTGAAACTTCGTGTCGTTTTTGCGCTCGCTATTCTCATGCTGCTTCATCCTGTTTTTGCCGCGACCGGACGTAACGTCATAGATCTGCTGCGACATCTGCTCAGGATCCATGTTCGTGATCTCGTCCATCGTCACGGCAAGGCTCTGCATGACGCCAAACCGGTTCATACGTGAGTTGTATGTATCCTTCGGAGAAAGAGTCAGTTCCTTGGGCTTGCCGTAAATGCTATTGACGGCGTGGAGAATAGTGGTCTTACCCGTGCCTGAATCGCGGCTGAACAGGTTTACGAGGAAACCATCCAATGCGGTGAAGCGCATGAGAGGCACGCCAAACCCCAAGAAGAAAGCAAAGGCACGGTACTCCAGACCGGGTTTGGCATAGTGATTGATGATCTCCTTCCACGTATGAAAGTCGCCCTTGGGTTGGAAGAACGGTACGTTCGGTAACGTCGGACTAGACGGAGGGCTGTAGACCACTTCCGTGGCCTTGATCTCCCGATCACCAATAATGATGGACGATTCGTCGTCCGTCCAACCAAACTGCCGGTGCGCCTTTTCCGCCTTTTCGTGCATCAATTGGTTGTTCCAAACCTCTATGTAATTCATCAGCGTTTCCTGCTTCTTGCCAAGCACCATGATTCCGTTGAACGACACAATCGTCATGAACCGTTCCCTAGACACCGTAGCCGTGTTCGGAAGGATGATGTCGCGCACACCATCTCTGGGGGTGTGGAACCGCAGTAGCAAGGCGTCCCCCAAGTCAGGGTCTATGATGCGTTTGACTACATACAGATCGTACGGATAGACCAGTTCGTCAATTTCCGTGTCGTCTTCCTTGCTCTTGACCTTGCGGTAGATACCGCCGTTGCGCCCACGGAAGTACGGGAATGGGTACTTGGGGATGACGTACTCCCGCTCCTCTTTGGTAACTTCTTCGACTTCAACAACCTTGTTGTCTTCCTCAGTCGCTTCAACGATCTCTTTGCTAAGTTGGACTGGGGATGTGAACTTGTGCGGGCACCCCTCGCACAATGCGGGCTTCAGTTTCTTGAACGTCTCGCAGGTATACGGCCCCTTGGTCTCATTGGCTTTCTTTTCGGTAGCCTCCGGCGAGTACTCTGGGTGCTGGTTAGACAGTACGTGGATGGCCTTGTCCCGATCCACACAGACCTGTGCAATGCTGAGCCCCGCTCGCCACATGGGTTCTTCCAACGTGGTTTGGTTGTTGAAGATATAGGCGAGTTGCGCACACCCCGTGCCTTCCAACGACTTGACCAGTATGGTCTTGAACCGCGACTGGCTGTTGCCCATCAGGGCTAGGGTCGTGGCATCCAGTTGCCGTTTGACTGGCGTGTTGGAGTTCAGTACATCAATACTTGGCTCAAGAAGTTTATGGATCTCTTCAGGAGTTAAAGTAGAACCTGAACTTAAAACCTCAACCAACAACGGATTGGTAGGATCTTTTACGTGGTAGGTCTCAGGGATACGCAGGATGCGTGCCGCCTCACCAGTCACCACCGGGTCTACTTCAAACTTGTGCTGGGCGCATAGCGCCTTCAACTGTTCCGCATACAACGACCACCGCTCACGGGGAAGCGCCTCGGTGCATATCCAGTAGACATGGGCACCCATACCCGACTTGACGATGGTCGGGCGCGGCAGATTTGTGACCTTGCAAAACGCCTTGAGGGCTACGAGCCCCTCGTTCAGATCCGCAAAAGGCTTACCGGGGCCGCAGTCAAGATCTATGTAAAACGACTTGAGAGCAATGGCATTCTTGGTGGTACGACGCCCCTCCGGCCCGTACTTAGCCACGCCGTAGAAAGCGTTATACTGACTAGTTACGAACTCATCCGCGTGTTGAGAAATCTCGTCGATGCTACTGACAAAGCGTTGGCGGACATCCTTGTCCTCCCCATCTTCCTTGATGCCAACAGTGCAGTAGGACTCCCCCTCTTCCAAAGGTGGAAGTACGAGGGCAAGAAAGTCCTTACGTGAAAGCATAGCCGTCCTCAAAAGCCGTCAAATAGAATGGGCAGAGGCAGACGGCGATGCCCTCTTCGGTAGCGAACCTAGCCCATCTATTGTTACGCCAATTTGTTAATTAACTTCTGTACCTGTTCCGCGTACTTCGGAGCGACATCCCGCTTGCCCATAAACCATGAGTAAACGGTAGGACGGCTCACACCAAGGTACTCCGCAACATCGACAACAGGTATGTCTAATTTGATGCAGATCTTGGCGAGTTTGACGCCAAGATAAAAAGGAGGTGCATCGTTGACGGCCTGTACAAACAACGTTGTGTAGCCCTTGACGGTCGCCATCAGTCGTCCCAATCCGCAAGAATCTTGGACAGATCCGGCTTCGCTGCGTCGGCTTCTTCAACCTTCTTGGAAACGCGCTTGACTGGTTCAGGTGTAGGTTCCGGCTTCGCCTCTGCTTTCGGGGCTTCGGGTTTCGGAGCAGCAATCGCTTTCGGCTTGGCCCCGTCAGCCTCGGCTACCGTCATGGTAATGGCGCGCTTGGCGGCATCAGTCTCGCCCTGCTTAATAGCAAGTTGATGCTGGTCGGCTTCCAAAAATTTGACCGCCTTGAAGTTAACTTTCGGCGTTGCACTGTTAGTGTCAAACCGCATTTCAGTAACAACGGCAGTAACTGGAATGCCCTTGCTACCAAGCATCTTGCCATAGGCTTGCAGAGGCCACTTGCCAGCAGCACCTTCTCCAAAGATTGATGTAGACGGCAGAGTCAGTTGGAACACATCTCCGCCGATATCATTTGCAAGAACCACAGCGATGCGCTGACTATAACGGCAAGCACGGCTATTCCCTTGCCCAGAACCAGCGACATTTTGTGGGCAATCTACGCACCGCTTAGATTGCGGAGATACGGCTTTGGTATCTGGCACTTCGCCATCAGCAGACCAGCAATCGGGCGCGGATACTTCACCGCCTTCCTGATACTGTTGTGCGTAAAACGTACGGGACACTTTTGGCGCAGCGGCGACAATCACCACGTTCAGATGGCGATCTTCGTTATGCGTAACTTCTTTCCCATTAATCATGAGCCGCCAGACGCTTCCACGGATGGAGATGCGCTTAGATTGCGCCCCGCTACTGCCACCCATGAGGGCTTTGGTAGTGTCGTCAACCTGCAGGGTTTTCAAATACTCCGGTAACCCAGAATCCAGAACAGCAATTTCATTGCTCATATGCGCTCCTTAGCGTTTTACAATAACGATTGTTTGGTTGATGTCTGCCTGTAACCCCGGCGGGTGAAGGTTTGGGTTCTCTTCAAGGAACTGCTCCATATTCGCGTTGTTGATGCGATGCTGCATGAGCGAGAAGGCGTCGTTTTCTTTGATGAACTTGAAGAACGAATCCCAATCACTCGTCCAGTAATGTTTACCTAGTCTGCGCGAAATGGTGCCGTGCGGAGTACGTATGGTTTGCGCACCCTGCTCTTTACATATCTCCAACAATTGCTCAGACACAACGTCGATTTGCGCCTTGAGTTCTTCGTCTTTCTTGGCGAGTTCCCTACGTGCTTCACGGATCTTCACGTAGACCGCCGCAAGTTTTTCTGCGTTCATTGCACTCATAGTTTTCTCCTCGTGGGTCTAATACCTTATTCCTCTAACTTTACTCTGTCAAGCAACCTCCGCTACTAAATTGTTGTACAACTCGATCAACTTGGTATGCACATCCAACTTCTGCGATAGCATCTTGTAGATACGTTTTTCAACAGGGCTGCCCTGCAAGTGTACTACTGTGCAAGGGTGATGTTGGCCCGCACGATGGACACGGGCGTTGGCCTGTAAATAAGTCTCAATAGACGTTATCGGACCCCACCAGACAACCACGTTAGCAGCATGCAATGTCACGCCGTGCGCAGCAGCCTGTGGCTGGATTACAAGCACACGAGGTTCTGGATCTTCCTGAAACTTCTTGAATATCTCTGACCGCCTACTGGCGGGTACTGCGCCGTTGATGATCTCGCAAGTGATCTTGTTGTTCTTCAGTTCTTCCGCAATGATCTCAATGGCATGTCGGAAGGGTGCAAAGATGATGACTTTCTGACTGGCTTCTTCAATGACTTCCATGAGCGCAGCCATGCGGTTCTTGGCATCGAACGCGATGATCTCTCCACTATCCGAGTAGACCGCACCACATGAAAGTTGTAACAGTTTGTTCAGACTAGCCGCTGCGTTCACGGCGGTAATCTCTTCCCCCGCAGCAATCGTAAGCATCTGTTTACGAATCTCTTCGTAGTACGTTTTCTGCTGGGTAGTCAACGGCACATCGCGCATGACGTACGTCATCTCAGGCAGATCCAAGCATTCGTCCTTGGTAAAACGTATTGCTGGTTGTAGCGCGTTGTGTACGGTTTGTTGTGCCGAAGGCTTAGGCACCCAACGGAACTGCGATACTTTGAACAACACCTGATCACGAAACGACCCAAAAAATTTTGGTACCCCATTTGGGTTGACGATCTTGGCTAGCCCGTAGGCATCCGTCGGAGTCTGCGCTGCAGGGGTGCCCGTCATCATCCATATCCATGTTGTAGGATTAATGATGTAGTTCAGTACCTTCCAGCGTTTCGTGCTGACGTTCTTGTAGGCGTTCGCCTCGTCGATGATTATCAAATCAAAGCCGCCCTTTGCGACAGCATCTTTCACGATGTCAAGACCGTCGTAGTTACAGATCACGAACTCGGCATCGCTTTCAACCGCCTTGATGCGCTTCTCCTTGGAGTAACTGTGCGCAATCGCACACGTCCGGTGGGTTGCAAACTTGAATAGATCCGTCTCCCATGCCGACTGCATGATGGACAGTGGGCATAGCACCAATACTCTTCGGATAAGCCCTTGTTCAAGCAGGTAATCCGCAGCCCAGATAGCCGATGCAGTCTTACCAGTACCTTGCTCGTTGAAGCAAAACGCCCGTCGGTGCAGAGTTAAGAACGACGCCGTGTCGTA